TCACATAAAAGATACTATCAAAAACATAAAGAAAAGATATTCAAGAAAGCGGAGATAAATCGTCTTTCTCAAATGATTCGTATTATTAGAAATAGAGCTAATAAAAAAGGAATTGAATTTACAATAACTGATGAAGATATTCTTATTCCTGAATATTGCCCAATTTTAGGAGTTAAACTCGACCATTCCTATGGAAAAGGTTTACATAATAATTGTATTTCTTTAGATAGAATTGATCCAACAAAAGGATACATAAAGGGAAATGTATGGGTTATTTCTGATTTAGCAAATAGAATGAAGAATAATGCAAGTAAAGAGGAATTAGTAATTTTTGCAAACTCTATTTTAAAACTTTTTGGAGAACAACTTGATTGAACTAATCATAATTAAATATATTTTATGTAGAGAAACATATTCAAAATACATAAATAATATTATAATAACAAATAAAGAACTTGTCAAGCTTCTTTATTGTGTTAAATCTTTACAGGAATCTTCTGATAAAGAACAATACACCATTGACGACCTAGAACTAAAATTTTTCTCAGACTATCCATTCTTAAAAGATGTTGAGAAAGACATCTTCAATACAATCTTCGATAAGCTTCGCACATTGGAAGTTGATGACACTCGTATTGAGGAATATCTCGACAAACAACGAACAGCTGTTATGGCTCGTGAGGTGGCAGAGATGGCTCTTGAAGTCACAGAGGGCAGGAAAGACTTTAACGAGATTCTTGACAAAATCTCTAAGATGGATATTGACAAACCTCTTGAAGACGAGATTACATTCGTCACAGATGACCTAGAGGAGTTGTATGAATCACAAGTCACTACCAAGGGACTTAGATGGCGTTTAAACTGTCTCAATCAATCTTTGGGTAGTTTACGACAGGGGGACTTTGGGTTTCTATTCGCTAGACCTGAAACAGGGAAGACAACATTCTTGGCTAGTGAAGTGACGCATATGGCGACACAAGCTGAGGGGAATGTCCTATGGTTCAACAACGAGGAACAAGGTAGCAAGGTGATGATGAGATGTATTCAAGCGTCTCTAGGATTATCTCTACCTGAACTCTATCGAGACATTAAGGGCAATAAAGAAAAGTTTATTAACATCACGCAACACAAGATTAAAATCTTTGACCAAGCTTCAATCAGCTACAAAGATGTCAACAAGATTTGTGAACAGATTAAACCTAGCTTAATTATATTCGACCAGATTGACAAGATTAAAGGATTTGAAGAGGATAGGAATGACTTGATGTTGGGTTCTATTTACCAATGGGCTCGTGAACTTGCTAAAGACTATGCCCCTGTGATTGCTGTGTGTCAAGCAGACGGATCAGGTGAGGGAGTTAAGTGGCTTAACATGGGTAATGTTGCTAATGCTAAAACTTCTAAACAAGCAGAGGCAGATTGGATATTAGGTATTGGTAAAACCAATGACGAGGGTTTAGAATACATGAGACATATGTGTATTTCTAAAAATAAACTTGTGGGGGACTCTGACTCAATCCCTGACATGAGACATGGTAAATTTGATTGTATTATTAAACCTGATATTGCAAGATATGTAGATGTGTGATATACTATTACTATGACTAAACATATTATTTGCTATTCAGGTGGACACAGTTCAGCACTAGTTGCTATTGAGGTTGTTAAGAAATTTGGTAAAGATAATGTTATTTTACTTAATCATGACATCAATGCTAATGTTGAAAATGAAGACATTAAAAGATTTAAAAAAGAAGTTGCAGAGTACTTAGAACTTCCTATTACATTTGCTAATAATCCTAATTGGGCTATTAAAGATCAATTTGATATTACGATGGATCAAGGAGGATTTAAGTTTGGTAATAGTACTGCAATTTGTACTTATCAATTAAAAACAGAACCTTTTGAAAAATACTTAAAAGACAATTTTCCAAATAAAGATTGTATTATTTATTATGGATTTGATAAGAATGAAATGCACAGGGTTCAAAGACGATCATCTATACTTGGTGAAAAAGGTTATAAAACTGATTATCCTTTAGCATTATGGAATAGAACAATAGAAAGCACTAAAGAATTAGGAATAGAGCCTCCTAATACATATTCTGTATGGAAACACGCTAATTGTACAGGTTGTTTAAAAGCAGGGAAGCAACATTGGTATTTAGTTTATTTGCATAGACCTGACTTATGGGAAAAAGCAAAGAAAGCAGAAGAAGTTATTGGGTATTCTATCATTAAAGATATTTATTTAGATGAATTAGAAGAAGACTTTAGTAAATTAAAATGCCAAGGAATTACTACAACAGAACATGAAGATGGTAGAACATTTATGGCTAGAGCTAGAAAAGTTATTAAAATAGAAAACGAAGATATGTTTACTAAACCTTGTGAGTGCTTTGTATGAACACAATAATTTTAGATGTAGAAACAACAATCCATGCTAATGGCTCTCCATTTTCAGAAAGGAATAAACTTTGCTATGTCGGACTTAATTATAATAATGTTTCTAGTTTATTTGATGTTGAATATAGTGGAAATCCGTACAGGGAACAACTTAACGCTATACAGAATGTGCTTGACAATGACGCTATTCTTGTTGGCTTTAACATTAAGTTTGACTTGCACTGGATAAGAAAATATGGAATTAACTTTATGGATAAGCGTGTGTGGGATTGTCAGTTGGTACATTTCATACTCACGAATCAACAAAATCCCTACCCATCACTTAATGGTGTCGCTGAATACTATGGTTTGGGTAGTAAGCTTGATGTTGTTGCTACTGAGTATTGGAGCAACGGGATTGACACCCCTGATGTCCCTAAAGACATTCTTGAGCAATATTTAGAACAAGACCTCATTCTCACTAAACAAGTATTTGAGAAGCAATATGAAGAAGTGATGTCACTCCCTATCGAGAGACAACGACTTATTAGTTTGCACAATCAAGACTTGCTAGTGTTAGAAGAGATGGAGTATAATGGAATTTTATTTGATGAAGATAGGAGTTTAGAACTTGGTGCCTTATTGGAAGAGGAAGTTAGATTATTGGACGGAGAATTGGCTAAGACTTTTAGCATTGATGGTTTTAACTTTAATAGTAAAGATCATCTCAGTTGTCTTTTGTATGGTGGACGCATTACTATACCCAAGAAAGAAGTTATTGGAACTTATAAAACTGGTGAAAGAAAAGGTCAAGTTAAAGAAGGGTGGGTAGATCATCATTATGATATGCCGAGATTGATAGAACCATTAAAAGGGAGTGAATTAAAGAAAGATGGGTATTATAGCACAGATGAACAGACGCTTAGAAGTCTTAGGGCTACAGGCGTTTCTAAAGGAGTTATTCAACTTATCCTTAAAAGGAGTGGACTTGAAAAGCGTAGAGGGACTTACTATTCAGGACTCCCTGAACTCAGAGAAAATCAAGGTTGGAGTAAAGGTTCGCTACATGGACAACTCAACCAGTGCGTTGCTAGAACTGGTCGCCTTAGTTCCTCAAAGCCGAATCTACAAAATTTTGATGGAGAAATAAAAGAACTATTTTATTCACGATACTAGGAGAAACTTATGAATGATGATTATGATTATGAAGTACCTGATATGAACCCTGCAGAAGATGAAGCATACTTCTATCACACTCTTGGAGACTTCGAGAGCTATGTTAAAGACTTAGGTGCTAAGTATGTTATAACTGAGATGAGTAGTGATGTTAGGAAGCTATTAGAAGATGCGTTTAAACAATGTTAATCCAGGGTGATGCCTCTGCACTTGAGTGGAGATGTGCAGCCTTCCTAAGTAAGGATAAAGTAGCCTATGAAGAGATATGGAACAATGTCGATCAACACACTGATAATCAAACTCGTTTTGGTTTACCTAGTCGTCTTATTGCTAAGACCTTTGTCTTTAGACTTATCTATGGTGGCAGTGCTTATTCTTATGCTAACGACCCTAACTTTGCTGAGGTAAGCAAGAGTGAGAAGTTTTGGCAAGGAGTCATTGACGAGTTCTATAGCAAGTATAAAGGACTTCACAAGTGGCACATTAAACTTATGCAAGAGGCTACAACGACTAAGATGGTTAAACTTCCTACTGGTAGAATCTATCAGTTTGAACCTGAATTAAGACGAGGGGAGAAAGTGTTCCCTCGCACTACAATTCTTAACTACCCTGTGCAAGGACTTGGGGCAGACTTGATGACACTGGCAAGAGTATCTTTATATAACCGAATGAGGAAATTAAACTATGAAAAGGCGAGACTTGTTAATACAGTTCATGATTCCATTATTATTGATTGTGATAGTGGTTTTACTGACACTTTAGCTAAGACAATGCTAAATGTATTTGAAGATGTTCCTAAAAACTTTCAGAAGATGTTTGGGACTGAGTTTGACCTCCCAATGAAGGCAGAAATACAGGTTGGAAATAATTGGAAAGATATGGAAATTTGGGTTGACAAGTAATATAGATATGGTATAATATATGTATAGTCTTATAAAAAGACTAATAAACAAGGAGATAATATGATTATAGAAATTATTGATGTAGGTTCACCTGAGTCAGTGAAGACTGGTAAGGGACAATATCAGACATTACAAGTAAGTTTTAAGAATGAACAAGGGCAAGTGCAAGGTAAGAAGCTTATGTCATTCAGTAACCCTACTGTATTCAAGGATATTCAAGGGTATGCTAAGGGTGATCGTGTAGATGTTCTTACTGTAAAAGAAGGTGATTACTGGCAGTGGAAAGCTATTGACAAAGAAGGTGAAGCTCCCCCACGACCAGCAGCAGCACCTACTTCAACTGGTGGCGGTGGTAAGGTCATTGGTAGCAACTATGAGACAGCAGAAGAAAGAGCTAGAAAGCAAGTGTATATCATTCGCCAATCCTCTCTTGGAACTGCGGTGGAATTGTTAGGTAGTGGATCATCAGTAGTTGATGTCATTAACACTGCAAAACAGTTCGAGGCTTATGTCTTCTCTAAAGAAGCTGAAGGCGAAGTAGACTAATGGAAGCGTTATTAGATGGTGATATCTACGCATTTCGAGTAGCTTGTACTACAGAGAATGATAACGAAGCTATCGCTGTCTATCGTGTCAATGAGATGATTGAGAATACTTTGGCTGAGGTAGAAGCTACTGAGTATAAACTATTCTTTACATCTCCTGACAATTTCAGGAAGCACATCTATCCTGAATACAAAGCTAATCGTACTGCAACCAAACCTAAGCACCTACAATTCCTTAGAGACTATCTAGTAGAGAGTTGGCAAGGAACAGTTGCTGAGAAGATGGAAGCAGACGATTATCTTGGTATTAATCAACACGAATCTAGCATCATCTGTTCTATAGATAAAGACTTGTTGCAAGTGCCTGGAAAGCACTACAACTTCGTTAAAAAAGAGTTCTATGAAATAGATGAAGAAACTGGATTAAGAAGTTTTTACACACAACTATTGACAGGTGATACTTCTGATAACATAAAAGGTATAGCAGGTATTGGACCAGTTAAAGCTAAGAAAGCTTTAGCTGAGGCTACTAGTGAATATGAAATGTTTTGTATAGTTAGAGATATGTATAAGAATGATGAATGGATGGTAATGAATGGAAGGTGTTTACACATCCTCAGATCATTAGACGATGATTGGACAAATCATTTTGAAAGGTTAGCACTTGGCGACAAATAAGGAATGGACTGAAGGTCGCTACAAATCATTTATAACTTCTACCCTAAGAGGTGGATTTAGAAGGTACCCCCCCAAATATGAATCTCTCAAAGAAGCTCAAGTTGGTAAGAAAATTAACACTAAATCTCAACGCTTGGCTATGCACTATGAATGTGGTAAATGCAAAGGGCATTTCCCTGCTAAGGAGGTTCAAGTGGATCACATACTTCCTGTGGTCTGCCCTAAGAAAGGATTCGAGTCGTGGGATATATTTATTGCACGCCTCTTTTGTTCATCGGATAATCTACAAGTACTCTGTAAGGGTTGTCATGACATCAAAACAAAAGCAGAAAGGGTAAAGCGTGTTAGTAAAAGGACTAAGACCTGATGGCTCTTTTGAAAGTGCAGACATAGATGAGGTAGAAAAAGAAATATTATTAAAGATTGTAACAAGGTATATAATTAACAATTGTGTGCTACAAGAAACGGAAGAGGGTCATGAAATCTATTTGCACTACCTTCCTGATTGGGTATTTGAAGGGAAGATACAATGATTAAGAACAATACAACGGAGAGCACTATGACGAGTAAGATACTACTGTTAGATATTGAGACCAGTCCCAATACGGCACATGTGTGGGGTATATGGGATCAGAACATTGGGTTAAACCAATTACTTGAATCCTCTTATACTTTATGCTATGCTGCTAAATGGCTAGGCAAGAAAGAAGTTATATTTGACTCTGTGAATAAGTCGTCACAAAAGAAGATGCTACAAGGTATCCATAAACTTCTCGACGAGGCTGATGCAGTCATTCACTACAATGGTGCTAGGTTTGACATACCAACACTTAACAAAGATTTCATTCTTAATGGATTAACACCCCCTGCTCCGTTTAAACAGATTGACTTACTACAAGTAGCTAAGAGACAGTTTAGATTTGTATCTAATAAACTTGACTATGTTTCTCAAGCCTTGGGACTTGGTAAGAAAACTGCACACGAGGGACACGAGTTGTGGATTAAATGTATGAACAAAGATCCACAAGCTTGGAAGACAATGGAGAAGTATAATAAGAATGATGTAGTCCTATTAGAGAATGTCTATCAACGCTTTAAGCCTTGGATTAAGAACCACTTGAATTTATCTGTCTTATCTGAAGATGGTTTAGTCTGCCCTAATTGTGGTGGAAAACATCATCAGAAGAGAGGGTATGCAGTCACAGCTAGTGCTAAGTATCAACGCTTCCAGTGCCAAGGATGTGGTAATTGGTTTAGAGGAACAAAGAGTTTTAGTCATAAAACAGGAGAGAAATATGTCAACATCGCTTAGTAAACAAATTGGAGGGGATCATTATAAGAAATTTACTATACAACCTATCGAGTTCATAACTAAAAACAATATTCCCTTTATCGAAGGAAACATAATTAAGTATATCTGCAGATGGAAAGACAAGGGTGGTAAAGCTGATTTAGATAAAATCATCCATTATGTAGAGTTGCTTAAAGAATTGAAAACATGATAACATTAACAGAATTAGAAGAAAAGATTATTGAACAAGTTTCAGAGGTAGATTTAATTGACCTTCTCGGACTTACTACTGAGGAATTAGTCTATGCTTTCCAAGACAAAATTGAAGATAGGTACGACAAGTTGGTCAGTGAACTGGAACTTGGAGATAGCACTTCCTCCGATTAATTTATATAACTACGCTATAAGAAAGAAACTAATGGATAAAAGTCAAAAGATTTTGTCGGATATAACCATATTTAATAAATATGCAAGGTATGTCCCTGAAGCACAAAGGAGAGAAACATGGGAAGAGCTAGTCAGCCGCAACATGGTAATGCACATAAAGAAATACCCACAACTGAAAGAGGAAATTAAAGATGTTTACAAATATGTTTACAATCGTCAAGTATTGCCTTCAATGCGTAGCCTTCAATTTGGAGGTACTCCTATTGAACTTAGCAATAATCGTATGTTCAATTGTGCTTATTCCCCTGTCGACCATCCTGCCGTTTTCAGCGAGACCATGTTTAACTTACTTGGCGGAAGTGGCGTGGGCTTCAGCGTTCAACGCAGACACACAGATAGACTCCCTATTATCCTTGGTCCATCCGCTAAACAACGAAGATTCTTGGTAGGAGACTCAATTGAAGGTTGGTCTGATTCTATTAAAGTTCTTATTAAAGCTTATACTCTTGGTAAGTCTGATCCTGTATTTGACTTCAGAGATATTAGACCTAAGGGAGCAAGACTCATTACCTCAGGGGGTAAAGCCCCAGGTCCTGACCCATTACGCATCTGTTTAGATAAACTACGCAGTGTTCTTAATAATGCTATTGGTCGTAAGCTAGAACCTATTGAAGTGCATGACATGATCTGCCATATTGCTGATGCTGTTCTATCAGGTGGTATTCGTAGAGCTGCCCTAATCTCTTTATTTGATAAAGATGATATGGATATGATGTCAGCTAAGAGTGGTACATGGTATGAACTTAACCCACAACGAGGTAGAGCTAACAATTCAGTAGCTTTAAATCGTGAAGAGATTACAGAAGAAGAGTGGTTTGCTATTTGGAGACGAGTAGAACAATCAGGGGCAGGTGAACCTGGAGTGTTTTGGACTAACAATTATGATGTGGGTACTAACCCATGTGCTGAGATTAGTTTAAGACCTAATTCCTATTGTAACTTAGTTGAGGTTAATGTATCAGATGTAACTACACAAGAAGAACTCAATGATCGTGTTAAAGCTGCTACATTCATTGGTACACTACAAGCTGGGTACACTGACTTCCATTATCTAAGAAGTGTATGGAAAGAAACTTCAGAAGAAGATGCACTCCTTGGTGTTTCTATGACTGGAATTGCTTCAGGTGGGGTCCTTAAACTTAACTTAGCTGAGGCTGCCAATGTTACTAAGGAAGAAAATAAACGAGTGGCTAATCTCATTGGCATCAATGAATCTGCCCGAATCACTACAGTTAAGCCTGCTGGCACTACTTCTCTTGTACTTGGTAGCAGTAGTGGCATCCATGCTTGGCATAATGACTATTATATTCGTCGTATGCGTGTAGGTAAGAATGAACCATTGTATAGATATATGACATCAACAGTACCTAGTCTAATAGAAGACTGTGTATGGAAGCCTCACTTAGAAGCTGTTATGAGTTTCCCTCAGAAAGCTCCTGAAGGTTCTATCCTTCGCACTGAAAGCTATAAAGACATCTTAGAAAGAGTTAAACGCTTTAATGTAGAGTGGGTAGCTAATGGTAATAATAGAGGTGATAATAAGCATAATGTATCATGCACTATCTCTCTAAAGAATGATGAGTGGGATGAATGTGGGGTTTGGATGTGGGAGAATCGTTATAACTATACTGGTATCTCTGTACTACCTTACGATGGGGGATCTTATGTTCAAGCCCCATTTGAAGATTGTACTAAAGAAACCTTTGAAGAAATGTTTAAACATCTCCAAGAGATAGACTTAACGAAAGTAATTGAAACTGACGACCATACGGAAGCTAAAGACAATTTGGCTTGCAGTGGTTCAACTTGTGAGGTAAACTAATGTATTATTTTGGATCAGAACTAATCAGTGGTGTTAATGTAGGTATTGAACACATGAGTTATAAACAGATAGGCAGGAAAGG